CGCGCCACCGGCAGCCCCGGCCAACCCGAGGACGCCGGGCAGCTTCGACGCGAACCCTTCAGCAGACTTCTGGGCACCCTTGAGCGCACCGGTGAACGACTTCTCGTCCCCGACGATGCGGACGGTGAGGGTGCCCTTCTTCGCCATCAGCCGTCCTTATCTGGGATCGCGGACACGAACGTCCACACTTCGATGCCCGACATGGACGCAACGTCTGCCGGGGTGAGACCGAACCAGTGGGCGAGGGCGGGCAGCAAGGAGTGGGGGATCACTCCTTGCCAGAGGTAGGGGGGTCGTCGACGTCCCCTCCGAACTCGCCGAACAGGGTCTTGGGGCCGACCTTCAGGGCGGACACGGCCAGTTCGTCGGACGGGTCGAGCCCATCGCGGAAGGTGACGAACTTCGGGGGGTTGTGCCCTTCGGCGATCCGTTCGAGCCAGATGAGTGCGGCCATCGCGTCGACGTCGGACCCTTCCTCGAGGCCGGCCATCAGCCCCTTCGGGGTGAGGTCCACCGTGCGGCGCAGTTCAGACCAGGCCGCCAGGGGCACCTCGACGAAGGTGAGGGTGCGGTCGTCGCCGTTGAACGCGAACCGGATACGGACGTCAGGGATCACTTCGTCTCCTACAGGTCGTCGAAGTCGAGGCCGGCACCCTGGACGGCTGCCTCGACCCCGCGCATGTACAGGTCTTCGATGTTCGGGGTCCGCTTGATGGCGGTCCCGACGATGTGGGGCCGCTTGGTCGTCCGCGGCTTGTACCGCTTCCCCCACTGGCGCTTGACGATGTCGGTCTTGGTGTCGCCCGGTTCGGCACGGTGCGCACCACCGGCCATGAGCTGCACCAGCCGGGCGTTCGCCGACGGCCGGACCTTCGCGCCAGCCCCCAGCCCTACCCGTTCAGGGAGGGGCTGCAGACGGGAGATGACGAGCTGGCCGATGGCCTTGTTCGACCGGCCGAGCTGCTTCTGCAGTTCACGGCCGCCGGCCTGCTTCATCGCCCGGGAAAGGTCACGGACCCCTTCGACCCGGATGCCCTCAGCGACCATCAGGAGGTGGCGCGGGTGATGACGCCAGTCACCTGGAATGTCGGGGAGGTGTTGGCCGTGTCCCCGACGGACGCGCCGAACGGGTCGTATTGGGTCAGGATGACCGACCCCGAGTACGACGGGTTCGTGGCCGACACGTCCGACGCGGTGGGCTTCACCACGAACGTGACGGCAGCGTCACCGTCGTAGATGGCCCACAGGGTGGCGTCGACCTCGTCCGCGTCGAAGTTCTGCCGGAACTCCAGGTCGAGGGTGGCGTCCTTGAGCCCCACGAGGTATTCGCGGGATCCGACGCCCATCGCGGTGGACTCCTCCGCGGCCTGCTCGAGCGGCAACGAGGCCGACACGAGATGGTCTGAGAGGTTCACCGAGTTGATGACGATGTCGTAGTCGGTGGCGGCGAACTTCGCCATGTTGATGCTCCTTGTGTGTGGTCCGCCTCGGCGGACAGATCAGCTGGACGAGAGCCCGATGACATGGGCGAACCGGACCCGGGTCGGGCTGCCGGTGATGGTGTACGACGACCGCCACCAGGTGTCGGTCACCGGACCTTCCAACGTCTGCCAGTCCGACCCGACAGCGTCCAACGTGGCGTGCGTCAGCCTGGTGACACCGGAGGCGAACCCGGATGCGTCATCCGAGTCGGCCGTCACGGCCACCGTCGGCGCGGTGCCGCCGGTGAGCTCGATCAGGTGCAGCGACGAGTAGACGGACACCCCTTCGGCGGTGGCGCCCAGCTGCACGGCCGTGCCGGTCCCCGTCTCGGTGACCTCGGTCGCGGTCGGTTGGAGGAGGAACCCGCGGGTGACCTTTCCGGACATCACCCCGGACGCGCTGTAGTTGTACGGCGACCCGACCTCTGCCGTTTCGGCGTAGTCGGTGTGGATGGTCTGCCCGGTGTAGGCGCGAGACCCGGCCGTGCCAGCCACCGCGAACGTCATGGGGATGACGTCGGACGCCGCCCGGATCCGGTTGTACACCGTGTCGGCGGTGACGAGCGGGTCCCAGAACCCTTCGTGGGAGAACTCGGCGGACTTGAGCCCGGGGATGTACTCGCGGGTCCCGTCGGTGCAGAACGCGGTGACGTCGAGCGCGTCGCGGTTGAGCTGCACCGAGGTGGCGGAGGTGTCGCAGGACAGGTCGACCCCGCCGACGATGATGGCGGCGTTCTTCCAGACGAACTTGGCCATCAGTCGTCCTCCGGTTCAGGGTCGGGGTCGAACAGCCGGTCGAGGCCGTCAGGGATGTCATCCAGCTGGTCACCGACCCGGACCGGCTGGCCGTTGAGGGTGAAGTTCTGGTTTGCGGTCGGCATGTCAGGCTCCGTAGTCGGAGGTGTCCACGAGCACGTCCACGTCCCACTGTGCGGCGAGATAGACGATCGACGGGGAGGTGGTGTCGACCCCTTCGAACGCTTCGCCGAGTTGTGAGACACGGACGTCGTCGCACACCCCGCCGAGGGTCGGGTCTGCTTCGATGGCGGCCTTCACCGACATGGCTCCGGCGCCGTCCATGTAGTCCTCGAGCCTGTTCACTGCGGTGCGGTTGTCTGCCAGGCCGACGAAGATCTGGACCGGTACGGTCCAGGTGTCAAGGCCGCGTTGCATCGCCTGGTCGTAGGTGACGGTGGGCCAGCCGACGACCGCCATCGGGGTGCGGATGTTCTGCCCGATCCACTTGGCGACGTTGAGCCCGTCGATGGTGTCGAGGGCGTCGACGAGCCCGTCGCGGATGTCTCCGACCTGGCTCACAGCACCATCCCCAGCAGCGAGACCCGACGGAACGGCTTGAGGAGCAGTTCCACGTCAGGGTCGAGGCGGGCGGACAGGCGCATCCCTCCACCGTCGAGGGAGGGGATGTCGGCGATGCCGAACGGGGCGTCCTTGCGTTTCTGGATGCGGGACGCCTGGATCAGGCACGCCTCGGTGACTTGCGGCGGGATCGCTGCCCACCCGAACCGTCCGACGATCTCGACCCCGTCGGGGACCATCTGGAAGGTGATGCGGGGGAACCGGACCGCCTCGTAGGGGCGGGCGGGTGACTCGGACGGGTTGTTGCGCGGCTCGAGGACCCACGTCGACGACGCCCGTTCGCTGTAGCCGCCGCCGTCGGTGGTGGCTACGGACAGGGTGGTGACGGTCTGGACCGGGTCGGTGGGGACGACGATGCCGCGGCGGGTCGGCCGGGCCGTGTAGTACCGGGTCTGGTCGTCGTCGGTGCCGGTGTCGTAGAAGAACTGGCCGGTGTACTCGTCGATGGCGCGGGACACCGTTTCGATGACCCGTTCCAGGCGGGCGTTGTCGACGGAGTCGTCGACGCCAAGTTCGCCTTGGAACACACCGAGGTCGCAGTAGCCGTTCGTGATCGCCACAGCTACTCCTGTTCGCCGACCCACACATGCTTGAAGTGGGTGGTCTTCACGGCCGTGTCAACCCAGATGGTCAGACCGGCTTCGATGGCGCGGACACAGAACGACAGATCTTCGCCGAGCCAACGGCCGTCAGTAGGGTTCCGCAACGGGTCGTACCAGCACGGCCCGTTCTTGTCGGCGATCTTCTCGAACACCGACCGGTGGATGACGATGCAGGCCGACCCGGTGCCGGATACAGGCTGCAACGTGTCCCGCTGGTAGTGGTGACGGGCAGCGAACCCGGCGAGGCCATCGGGGTTGGTGTGCCAGTCGTACAGGGTCGGCATGGCCTGGACCTGGTAGCCGCCGTACCCGTCCTGTTCTACCTCGCGTTGCGAGAAGGCGAGCGCGCCGACGATGGGACGTTCGTCAGGGTCGGCTTGGTCGACGAGCCGGTCCACGGTGTCGGGCGCGAACCCCATGTCGGTGTCGATCCAGAACAGCCACGGCACGTCGGAGGTAAGGAACTTTTCGACGGCGGAGTTGCGGGCCTGGATGATCCCGCCGGTGCCGTACTTCACGGCGATGGTGCCGCCACGGACGAGCCGTTGCCGGTGCGAAAGGTCGTGCCCGAAGGCTTCCATCATGGACATGTGCCACGAGTAGGCGACCTCGTGCGGGTGGACGTAGGCGAGGGTGACCGGGTCAGCGGGCACGCTTCTCGCCGGGGGCTCGGGTGGCCTGCTCGACGGTGGGCGTCGAGGTGGCGACGTTGGTGGGTTGCTTGGAGAACAGGGCCGGGAACTGCTTGACGAGCGGGTCGGTGGCGTCCCACGGCTGGTTGACGTACAGGGAGAACCGGCGTCCGGCGTACCCGACGCGGGTGGTGGTGTTGGCGTAGACGATGGCTTGGGCGGGCATACAACCTCCTAGCTAGTAGTCACTCACCGACAGCGAACAGCGTCGGCGTCGACTGCTGCGCACGAACCTCGTCCGCATACTCCGTCAACACCCAATGCACCAGATCAGCCACACGCTGACCGGACGGCTGCGACTTCACCCACAACTCAAGATTCTCGGGACGGTTGTCGTCCTTGATCCCGTTGATGTGATGCACGTTCTCGTACTCACGCAACGGACGACCAAGCGACTCCTCCATCACGATTCTGTGCATTGCGAACCGACTTTTGAAGACGCTTAGGTAGACGTATCCATTTGGAGATTTGTCTCCGGACAAGTTCCCGGCAACCGCCTCAGCCTTGACGTAGGACACGTAGTGATCGCGGCAGTATTCGTTTGACCGTCCGGCAGGAACCGCTGGACCGCCACATTTCACGCACTTCTTGTGAGTCGAAAAGCTGCCGTCGATGTGGCCGTACAACTGCTTGCGTCTGCGATGGGTGGGACACAGATCTGTTCGGGTAACCGCCCCGTTTTCGCAGCCGCGCACCTTGCACTGTCGCGACGACGGTTTCCGCAAAGAATCGGCTTCGCCGACTT